CAGTAGAAACTGTATCAGTAGCTTTTGATGTAGCAGGAGCAACATATTCTTCTGAAACACCTAGAACTTTATCAAGTCTAGTTTTTAATTGTTCATAAGATTTAAAGTTACTCTTGTTTAGAAACTCTTGTAAAGAGTATTGCTGTTTCCAGATTTTCTCTTTCAACTCATCATCTTCTCCAAAGAGAACTGATGGAGCATCAAAAACAGATTTGTCGTAGTTACGATAACCTTCAACATTTCTGATTTTCAATCTAAAGTCAGCACCTTTCCACATATCAAAGACAGCGACCTCTGGCTCATCTGGAAATTGAGGATTCATAGCCTCTGTAATCTTGTCAAATATCTTTTTACCATACTTGTATAAGAATACTTTGCCCTCATTATCGGGATTGCTTGGGTCAGATACAACATAAATGTTAGAAATAAAGTTTAACTTTCTCTTTTGTTTTCTAACAATATCTTTATTGGCTTCGATACCAGAATTCCACAATGTGCTATTGTGTTTACACACAGGACATTCTGTATCTATTGTCGTTAAACAATTATCAATAAACCAACCACCAGGTCCCTGAAAACCATGATGAAATACTCTTACAAATGGTAGACCTTCATCACCATCTGCTTCTGGTGCAGGTAGAAATCTAATAACAGCCATGCCATTACCAGCTTTGTCTACTTCTGGTTTCCAGAATCTAGTATCTTCTCTTGAGTTTTTTGAATCTGTTGGTTGAGATGTAGCGGCGATTGCCTTTTTAAGCTTATCTAGTGAATTACTATTACGCTTCATATTTGCGAATGAACTCATATTATTTCCTTTCGTATAAACGATATATTAACGATTTGTCCACATTATACATTATATAAAAATATTTTAGTTTTGTCAACTAAAATTCTGTTTCTTGCCTTGAGAAAAAACTAATTGGTGTTTCAAAACTTATAGTAATTAGAGATTCATTTCTATCAATCTCTGTATCTTCAAAGGCAAATGTTCTATGTCCTCTCATAGCTGTGTGAAACTCACCAGCTCTGTTTGGATGAAATTTTCCTACTTTATGTTCTTTACCATGACCAGGCCAGCCGCCCTTTTTAGTGCCATGTAAACTTGCATGGTCTGAATCATGTGGTTTATGTAATACTGAATCTTGTTGATACTTTTCACCATGTTTCTTTAAGAAACCTTTTAACTTTCCGTTATCGTTGCCTTTTTTACCAACAACTAGATAAGAATGTTCATCAACAGCTTTTGCTTTAGGTGTTCCATGATTTTCAATGTAACGACCTTTTACTCTAATAAAACCATGACCAGATTTTCTTATGTCATGTTCTAACTGTTTATTTCTTTGTTTATTTTCAGCAGCTGTATGTTCACCTCTATGAGCTGTAATCATACCTATGTTTCTGCCTTGAGTGTGAGCATGAACTCTACTTAAACTCGATTCGTTAAAAATTTGTTTTGGTGTTTTCATATTATCTATTTAGTATTTTTTTTAGTATTAGTTTATATTTTACACTATTAAATGGTATAAATGAGGCATACTTATTTATCTTCAATGAATAATCAGGCCATCTAATACTATCTATAATCTTTTTATTCCACATTTTAGTAAAGTTTAATAGTTTATCTAAAATACATATTGTTTCTATTTGTATATCTTTATGCAATGACCTTTTTAAAAGTATTGGATAATCTCCATCAGTTTTTAAAACATCATTAGGATTATCTACATCTTCAAATACATTTTTACAATCATTTTCAAATGTGTATGCTAAAGACTGTAATACTTTTGTTCTCTTAAAATAATTTTCTTCTGCTTCGTTTAATAGTAAAGTACCTATCCAAGGTTTATCTAATTCTACAAAATTAGAAACTAAAAAACTTATCATAGTTTCTCTATCGCTATAACGCCTTGATAATTTGTAGAAATGATATTTGTCTTTTCTATTTTCAAAATTATTTAAAGTTAAACTAGACTTGCCATTATATTTGTGAAAGTCATATGCTGGTCTAGTAAAATGTAGTTTTACAGCTGAGTATAATTGATAAGCATCAAAACCTGTCATATAGGCAATCGAGATACTTTAACCTTTAACATATTATGGTCAATCGCATCATTCTCGATTTTAGCCTTTAGATTTGCATTTATTAGTGTAGCAGCTACTTCTACTTCTAAACCTGTCTTTTTACAATATTCAATTATAGCCTCATAATATGTGTAATCAGTTTTTGCTATAAAAGAATCAATCTCTTTAGCAAACTTTTTCATTTCGTCCCTCGTTGGCATATTTCTCCCTATTTAATTACTGATGTGTATAACTCGTCAAACTCCTCATGGTTTGCAACTTCTTCATCATAATTTCTTTTGTGATATACTTTTGCCATTTTAGAAATAACTTTTTTAGATAGTTTTAAATCTTTAGATTGCTTAGCAACTATCTCTCTAATTAAATCTTTCTCAGCTTCCATTCTGACCATAGAATCAGAAATTTCTTGAATTGCTTTTTTAAGTATTTCTTTGTCTTTCGGATTTGATAACATCTTTCACCTTTCCAATTATATAAGTTTTATCATATTCACCTACAACTCTTGCACGAATTTCACCTGTATTAGGATTTCGTTCATAAATCATAGGTTGTTTATTTTTTGTCTTGTTCATCATCAAATACCATATTGTTAGAAGCACCTATTGAAAATGCTAAACATATTGCATCATCACCTTCAGCATATGAACATCTAACACTCAAAGGTTGAATACCTCTTTCTATTGCTTTGTTGATGTTGTCTGCCATTAGTTGTCTATCATTAATATGATATGTTGATAAACCAATAATACAGGCTAGTCCGAAAACAGTAGCACATATTATTGTAACTATGTCACCTTTAAAAATATTCATAAGTTGTTCTTTTTTCATATCTGTATATAAAATATATGTCTACCAATAGTTGCGACTTTTTTAACATTAGGCCAATTAGGACTTACATAATCAGCATGGTAAAAAGTAGAACCATGTGTAGGGTCTTTAAGTCTGTCATAGTTAGCATAAACTAATAATGCTAATCTATGAATATCATTATACAACGAATTGTTGTCTGTTGTCAAGAGCTTTTTGGTATAAATGTATTTTGGTTTCTTTTGACAATACCAAGAAAACTGGCATACTCTTTTCACTCTTTGTTCCACTACATCACAAATGTTATCAGGAAAATCTTCTGATTTAACTCTGTTGATTGTGACCATAGCAACAGCTATTTGGCCAAGTGTAGGTTCACTTCTAGCTTCAAAATACATATTTTGTGCTAAACAATCTACACTATCTCTAGCATCAACTGTCATATGGTGAAAGTTTGGATCAACAAATGCTCTTTTGTGATTTTGTCTATCTGTTATCATATCTTTAATAATAAAAAGGAAAAACAGATAAGTGCATAACATCATTACACAAAGTTTTGTTAAAGATTTAATAGTCATATTAACTCCTTAATCTGATGTTTTTCTGCGTGATGGTTTCTCATCACGAGCCGAAATATTAGATACAAACTCATTTAAAGTTTTAGCTTTCTCAATTATATCTTTTTCGGTGGGGTAGTCTGGATATGGGGGTTGTTTCGGTGCAAGCTCACCTTTGAATTTTGCTATTTCACAATCTGCTTGCCATTGACCTTGAATACGGTCTTTATTATTAAAGTAATCATCTGTGAGTAATTCTTTTGCCATTTTTAACAGCTCAAGTCTTATCTCAAACGGTGTCATATTTGACATTGTGTGTATTCTCCTGTGTGTTGTGTTTATTTATAAAGGTAAAAGTAGTATGGTACCAATTGCTAGAACTGAAATACCCATTAACTTAATAATCAATCTTGCAATACCTTTGAATGTAAAAAGAAATAAAACTAACATCATAACAACTAAAATATCAAATGTTTCAATGTTGTTTTCTTTTGCCATAACTTTTAAATCAGTAGCAACTTCTTCATATGTGTGAACTGATTGTTTTTTAATTTCTTCAACTTTAACTGCCATAATATTCTCTGTATTTGTTTATCTTAAGGATAGGATACAGTAAAATGCCTGAAATGTCAAGCACAAATAATGTAATAAAATCAATGACTTAACCAGTATCTGTCAATATACTCTTGTAGAAGGTCTTGATATCTGTCTTTTTTCTTTACAAATACTTGTGAATTACCTTCGGCTACTGCTATTGCAATAACTAATTGGTTGATTGGTCTGCCTGTTCGTTCTTCAAACATTTCAGAATAAGCTGTTGTTTGCATAAAATAGTTTAAAATCCAATCTTCATTCTTTTCTTTTGATGAGGTCTTAAAATCTATAACAGATAATTCTCCATTCCATTCTGCAATACAATCAACACGGCCTGCTAATCGTAATTTATCAGAATAAAGTGCTTGTTCTAGTGAATAAACATCACCAATATTTTCATCTAGTTTTGGTTTTAATTGTAGAAACATTGATTTAATATCAGGCATCATAGAACTCATTTTCATTGGTGTCATTTTATTTTTTAAATAATTTTCACAAATGGCATGAACTTTTGTTCCTCTTGTTGAAGCTAGTCTTGATACACGATTAGCTTCTTCTTCTCCTACTCTTTGTCGCCATTCTAAAATAGCTTTCTTATTATAGTCAGACAAGACCGTGGTTACAGAGGGATAAACATTATTTTCAGGAGTTATGTACTCACGGCCTCGTTCTGTTGTAGTAGATTTTAAATCAAAATCCAATTCACTTAATGAAACATGATTAAATTCTGTCATAGATTAGACCATTTCATTGGTGGTTTTTTCCATTTCTCAACAGCTGTTTTTATTTTTGTCTGTTTGATTGTTTTGTTCTGACCATATTTTTCTGCTAAAGGACTATCTGGATGTTTATCAGATATCTTTGACATTACCTCTTTGAAACCATCATCAGTTTTCATTTCACCTGTCATAGTTGTTATGGCAAAACCTGTTGGTATTTGTTGAATGTGAGGATTCTTTTCAAGCAATTCTTCCTTTTTAGATATAGAAAGAAAGTCATCAAATCTTTCACCTGTTTCTTTATTCAAAAAACTATATGTTGGCATAATTTATTCCTGTATCAAACCAAGAAGGAACATTTCTTTTTGTCCATCTTGCAATATGTTTCTTATACTTTATATAGTATTCTCTGTAAGCTTTTATTGGGTTGTTATGCACCTTGAAACTATCTTTAATCTCTTGGTATTGTATCGCAATCTTAAATGGAGTTTGTCCAATGCGTGGTAAATTCTTGGGTGCATCTTTGTATAGATGTGCTTTCTTTTCTACACCATGAATCTTTCCATAACGATAGGTGTATTCTTTGCATAACTCTATCATAAACTTAAACATCCAGTCATAGTTGTCTGCTGATTCTTGTAACCATATCTGGCATGGGTGTTTATGATGACCATCTTTACAGATCAAATCTTCACGACCATCATTAAGATAATACTTTGTCATTCTAGCACCTCTTTTGTTTCTAGTAACATAAACATTACCGTCAATCATTCTATGAGTAGTGC